AATCAGTATAAAAAAGAGTATCAAGGTTCTATCTCTAAAAGAACTTTTTTTAAAAACATTCTTGCTCAGGGTGATCTGAGGGATTCTCTACCTTACATTTATAGAAATAAATGTATTAAGCTACCCTCTTTAGATTCCAGAAGTAAAGAGTTCTTAAACAAATCAGGTACATCATATAGAAAATCACATGAAGTTAGAGAATATAAAATAAAGAAAACTGTCCCAGCAAATTCTTATGAATATATGGATGAATTTTTAAATTTGTTAAATGAACGCACCAAGTTCCAGTATAATACTCACTCTTTTCTTGGTTCAGGATTAGGCTGTGATTCAGAAGAATTTATGAAGCTTAAATCTATATTCTTTGATGAGCAGAATACTTTTTTAAAAATGATTAAAACTTATAATGCTCACTCAATGTCAAAACACACAAGCCTTTCAGCAGCCCAATTATTGCATTTCAATGAATTGAATACATCTGACAACACATATTGTTGTTTTACATCAGGCCAGCCCAATGTATTGCATATTGTTAGAGGTGGGTCCCTAAAGAGAGGTTCAGACATTGGCCAGGCTTACTTTACTATCATATTGACAGATGATATCAGATGGTGTAGTAAGACATTTGGGAATGTAGATACGACATGTGTAAATTATAATAACAAGCCTTTTTATATTTGTAAAACACCTTGGGTTAGACTGAGTTCTGAGAGACTATCATTTATGAAAGATCAATATTATTCAACTCTTAGCACAGCCTACGATACTTGGGCAAGAAATAAAATTTATTCCAATGTTGAAGGATTCATAACCCATATGTATACGTTCAGAACGTGTGTATCAATGTGTCCATCACAAAGAGTAGCAGAGTTGCTAATGGATACTAGATACATATTCATGTCTGCACTAAGTACATATTCAAATGTAGAAAAGTTGATTATTGATAAATTTGCACCTCCTTATTCAAGCTGTTTTGAACAGTACATAGTCAGACAGTTACAAAAAAAATGTAATCAAATTGTAATATATCTCGCTAACAATAAACCAAGACCTAACAAAGCAGGATTTAGCAATAAGGAAAGATTAAACCACACTCTTGGAGGAGAAATAACTTTGCCGTCTCTTTGGTCAGAATTTATACTCCAGGACATTCAATCGATTTTTGACGACATATTTGTTTATGTACACACATCAAAGGAACCAAGCTCTGAATACCACGAACAAATTAAGGCCATAAACACCATTCTTAAGTTCCAAAATGAATTTAATATATTGCCAGAAAAAATGAAGACAGGCACAGCATCTGAATTGGAATTAAAATCATGGATATTGGGTGGATCGCAGGTTGGATGTTCAACCGAAACAATTTTCCATGCATCAAAACTTTTTGCTACAAAATACTCCGGACTGCACAAAAGTTGGGAATTTAAAGAAACATGCTCTGAAGAACCCTTGTGCAATCTTGTATCTACAAAAGCTTGTATTCCAGAATATGATAGACAGGTTAGTGAAAAAGAGATTGCAGAAAAACAACAGAAAAAAATCATTGCAAATATAAATAATTTGATGATGTCTCAAAAAGTTAGCTATATAGTTAATGAGAAGCCTATAAATAAAACTTTCTACAAATTGGATATGGAAATAAGTGATTCTGCAGAAATCATTGTATCTCAACAGAATAGAGTCAAAGTTCATGATGCATTATTAGATTGGATCAATAGATTTGGAATGGAAAAAAATTTCATAATTGATTTAGCTACGTGGAATATAAAATCAAACAACTGTAAGGTATTGACTGACACTTGCATTAAAGCACAATATGGAGCAAAGAGAGAATTTTATGTGATAAATTTAGGCGCTAAGGCTATGGCTAGGGTTACTGAGAATTCTTATAAATGCCTGGCTAAAAGCTGTAGAAATGAGATGATTAGTGTGCCAGGTGATAGGAAGTTGAATTTCATTCAGGAATCCCTTAATTCTGCAATATTGTCTTCAGAAAGACGTTTGGATAAACTAATGTATGTTAATGGAGATTGCACAAAATGGTCTGCATGCGAGACAATGGCATCATTCATATCACTTAATGAGGGTTTGAGAGACGTTTTTGGAGAAACAATCTCTAATTATAATATGGTCACTTTTTGCAGTTGGGCAAACAAAGAAATACAAATTCCTCAAGCAATTTTGGGTAAATTGCGTTTTATTAGTGACAGTACACGTTATATTGAAGATGGAACTACCATATCAAGTACACAGAACTTCTTACAGGGGATGTTCAATTATTCATCTTCAATGAAAGCTGTTATATCTACAGAATTTGCTCTCCATATGTTCAAAAAAATGAATCCTAATACTTTTTTACATTGCAGCCACCTAGAACATTCGGATGATTATAGTTTAATAGTTAGAACAAAAAATCTTGAAGATTTTGAATCATTCAGAGTATTCCATAAGTTGTCTCAGAAATTATTCGGCATAAACGATAGTGTAAAAAAGACAAATATCCAAGAGCATATACAAGAATTTATTTCACTTTTTTCTTTTAATGGACAATTATATTATCCTTACATTAAGAAGACAAAAGAAGTTGGAACAAATCTGCCTTGTTCTGATTTTAGATCTGATGTAATGTCTATCACTTCCAGAGTCTCTGAGGCAATCCGTTTAGGTATTTCTTTAGAAAGTGCCTATTTTATGCAAAGGGTTCATTGTGCTTCTCTTGCAGATGCCTATTCATTATCACCATTACATAAGAATTCTGTAGGAACTGTAGAAGACATATTCAGTAGGCCAATAGAACTATTTGGTCTTCCGGATACATTACCTGTCCTAAGTATTGTAGTAAAAGGTAACCCAGACAATTATAGAATATATTCCTATGGGTCGAAAAAGAACAAAAGGATCATCGAGTCGTTATTCTTATTGGGTCAGGATTCTTATGATGTTTTGGATTTGCCTATAACATCTGTAAAAGAAGATATGGGAGATTTATATAATCCTATATTTAGTTATCCAACAAGACATAATAAAATAAAGGCAATTAGAAAAAATATCAATTTTACTTATCAAGAGGCAAGAGAATATCTTTCCTTAAATATTACAGACAGCTTAGTCAAACCTGTAGAAACAAAACGATTTTGCAAATGGCTAAAGGCTATGTACTTCAACAAGTCATTTGTCCGTGCTTACATGCGTGTTAGTAGGTCTGCAATGACACTTAGACATTCAATGTTCTCATCAAAACCATGCATTCTGGAAATCGAATCACACCTTTCAAACTTAGATGTAGAAAGGAAGTATACAACCATAAAAAAATATATAATTGATTGCTATAGCGAACTTCCTTTATCTTATAATGAAATTAGCAAAGAACAATTAGTCTTATTAAACAAATCACTAAACTGCCACAATAGTTGCTTAGAATTACTATATTCTCTTATCAAAGGATCTGCTCTAATTCCTGTAGAACATATCGAAAAGCACACTACGGTAAATAAAATGCCTGACCCCTTCAAATGGCTAATCCTGGAGAACAATGTTACTAATGTATTACAGTTTTTGGTGAATCCAGAAAATTTTCTTTCAGATAGAAGAGCATTTACATCAGAAACATCCTTATTTAGAGATATAAAAAAACTTGAAAACTTTTACAACATAGACTTGTTGAAAACCTCAAGTTCATATTGTAGACAAGTATTTTCAGAGATAAAGTCCCAATCATCTAACAATGCATATGGTTTAACTTTCACGTCGTCAGCTACTCAATTGCCAGATTTTATTAAACAGTACCTGCAATTTGGCCTGCATTATAATATGACATTTAATCTAATACCCCGTCAAAATATGATTTTAAACAATATTTCTACAGGGGAGCCTTTTTATGTCAGAGATTGGAGATCGAATGTTGATACGCATTCAGGTATATTGTCACAACTAGCATTAATTTATCGGTGCATTGTGCTTAGGTCTGATAAGGAGAATTTGGAAAAAAACATAATGAATATGTTGCAGTTAAAATTACCTGACCTTAACACAAATGTTAGGGAATTTTTAATTGCAACTGATTTGAAATATTTAGAAGGAATAAAGTCTGGAGAACTTACAAGAAAAATTTTATGCTTCTTTCGGAGTAAAATTCTTAACAACAGTACAGACTTACAAACTTTTGTTGAGAGTAAATTCTTTTATGAAGTACATTATTTGAATAATAGAGAAGTACTAAAACCCTTCAAAGAACAGGCAGAGATATCTTTCCTACATGCCAGATTTAAAGCGCATCTTTATGTTGAGGGAAAAAAATCTTACATCTTCATAGAGATGAAAAATGTTAGTAAGTCTTATTGGTTCTACTGTTACAGCATTGCACAAAGAGTGTTTGGATTGATCAGCCAGACCATATTGGATGAAAGGTTGTTAGAGTCTAGAGATTTTATCTTGCCATTAGTACCTAAGGAATTGAATTACTTGTTCAGTATAATCAGCAAACCAAGATTTGAACCTACTTTCTTTAAGAAAATGAATGGCAATTTCAGAAGCTCTACAAATTATGAAGATGCAGATATCCCAATAATTCTACAGGAAGTTCAGATAAGTAAATTTTTCCAAAAGAGGGAAAAAATGGTAACAAGTGGTTATGTCCAATGTGAAGATTTATCTGTGCATTTAGGAAATATTCTACTGTTCAAACTTCCATTTGGCAATTTAGTCTATAAAAATTACCTTTCTATAGATGACGAGAACTTGGAAAAAATTATACTAGATAGTATTCCTATTAAAATCTTAATCGAATGGGATTGTCTTGAGAAGTACTTAAAGCAAGACTTTTCCTTACATCTACAGAACGATCAGCTAATAGAAATACTGCCAAAACTTAATACTAATTTAAACAAACAAAACGATGTTGTCCCGTTAAGAATTGAAGATTTGCAAAGATTGTTTGATCTTGACATATTTAACTATACTCAAAATTATGATAACTTAGAATTCACTAATAAAGGAGAGGAAATTGAGAGGCTAAAGAAAAAATACAACTTAATGAACCTAGAAGTTGGGACACAGTTTACATTTAAAGACACTTCGATAGATTCAAAGAATGTCTTTGCAGGGAAGAATAGAAGTAGAAACTCAGAAGAAGTTGAGGAAAAACAAGGTTTTGTTAATTTAGACATTTCACAAAATTTTATTGAGCTAACTTCTATAGATGATATGAGTAATGACAACCTGATTGACCTATCTAACCTCTTCGATCCCAGCGAATCATTTATTGATCCAGGATGTGGATTATCTAAAGGAAACGAAGAATCTATTATATTGGAAAATAAGCTAGTAAATGTAGATTCATTGCCAAACTTAGAAAACATGTTTAATTTCTTGGACACAGACATGCTTACTGATGACATTAAAGTATCCAAAAGCAATTTAGATTCAGAAGAGGAAAATGATGACTTTAAAATTGATTCTTTGTCTGGCCTTGAAGGTATGTTTAATTTTGAACTGAATTCAGCACCTATTGAGATAATTCAAAATTAGACAGACAATGAACA